CAGGAAGGTTTTCCATTATATATATATATATATATATATATATATATATATAATATTGTAAAAATACAGGTCACGACTGCATAATGCTGACATTTAGAACCATTTTTTCAACAATAATTGTTTATCATTTGTTTTTGACATGACGGGATTGGACAGCGGTATAACTAAAGTGCTGGCATCCTCTTTATATTTCATGTAACCTTGTGCACTCCCATATACTTGTGGGATGGCGTAATCTAGAACAAGTTTATTTAGTGCTTCTATTTGTTGCTTAATATCTTGTGCATTATTTTTAGAATATTGTAAAAAGATGCTACGCATAATTATTTTTAAAACATCTGAATCTTGGTGACCGATCACATATTGACTATTTGACCGCTTATATACACCATATTTAATAGCGCCCTGAAGAAAATCAATATTTTGAGCGGAGAAAAAAGCATCGGATAAACTGGTATTATACCAATTGCCCGTCATGGCTTCTCTAAAGGAAGTGTCGCGATTATCTATGGGGATACGATCCTGCATGGAAAGTAAAGTAGAAGTATTAGGAGTAATAATATTTACCCGGCCATTTATCGTTCTACTCATTATATATATAAGATATAAAATTTACGAGTAAAAAATCTCATTAAAGTATATAATGAATACATTTCGTAAAACAATACTAGGTATAGCCATTATACTATTAATACTCGCACTAATTATGATAGGTGTAAGTATAGCAAATAGTAAATACAATCAAAAATTTCCACCAATTATAGCAGAATGTCCAGATTATTGGACACGTAGCGGAAAATATTGTGTAAATAAAAAAAAATTAGGAGGAACAAACTGCCATCGTAACATGGATTTTACAAGTAGTTCACAATGGACAGGGACGAATGGGTTATGTGAGAAAAAAAAGTGGGCGAAATTATGTAATTTAACATGGGATGGCGTGACAAATAATATGAATGCATGCAAATAATTTATTTAGCTAAAACAAAGATTAATGATATAAATCATGAAATGATACAGAATCAGAATCATTTAACTCGATTTTTTCTAAAGAATTCATAACATTGGTGCGAAAATAGAAAGCCCTAGTTTTTGGTGCACTACCACCACGACCTTTGGTGCGATATTGTATATATTTACCTATATCACCTGAAATAGTTCCATTCATCCTATAATGCTCTTTTATCATATAATAATCTCTGGCAAAAGTTTTATAATATTCATAGTGTTCTGGATTATAAAAGCTCATATGATGCATATATGGAAATGTAATATAATCGTTGTCTCGATAATAAGCTATGAAAAGAACTTGTTCTATTTTTTCCCTAACATGACTATAATTCCACGGTGTTACTAGTAACTGCTCTGGTTTCATCATAGTAATAGCGACAGTTTCTTTTGGAACTAAATCTCCTGCGACGTTAGATTTTCCATTTCGTTTTAGACGTTTCACCGGATACAGTTTAAGTTCACCATCTCTACAGTCCATGCACGCAGATGATGATGGTATACCAGCAAAATTTTCTAAAAGTAATCCAGGAAGACCTTTATTAGACGTTACTGGCAAATGAAATCTTTTGTTACCTAGAGTCTGGCAAAATGATATAACTTCTGCTAATTTTGGACGAAAAAGATAACGCATTGTATTAACTATACTTTTGTGTGGCTATTGTTTCAATTTATAATTCAGAATATATAATATTATTAATAATAACATTATATTGAAGATCATTATATAATAAAACTCTCTAATATATATAATGGATATATTGGAATGCATCATATTACTTGGAAATGATGAAACAAATATTATATATTCATATATACAACCTTCCACTCTAGCTTTGTTATCAAAACCTTTGTATATAAAGCACCATAAAAATATTCTTGTTAAAACAACAGATAGAGATTATAATGGATTTATACGAGATACACTTCGAAATAAGAGAGATTTTATATTTAAATATATTGCACAGGAACACTTTAATACATGGAATACATGGAGAATATACAAATTTCAAAACTCGATATATAATAACTATGTCAGTTTTCTGCTACAATTTTGTATAGACACAAATTCACAAAAATGTCGACAACATATTTTAGATATTAAAACTAATAAAACTAATAAAACTAATAAAACTAATAAAACTAATAAAAATAATTCTGAAATAGAAAAAAGGCATAAAAACGTAAGCACAAAACATACATTATGGATAAAATAAATATAAATAATATATTGGGTCGTGATTCCCTAATAAATGAAATAAAAGACTGCCTAACAAATATATCAAAAAATAAAAACAATATTGTATGTGGTAGAGGTATATATATATATGGTTCCTCGGGTAGCGGGAAAACATACTTAGCTAATTATATATTAAAAGAGATGGGGTATGACGTAATTATGTATAATGCTGGAGATATTAGAAATAAGTCTATAATAGAATCAATAACATTAAATACTATGTCTGAAAATAATATTATAAGTATTTTTAATAACAAAACCAAACCGATTGCAATTATTATGGATGAAATAGATGGCATGAAGACCGGAGATAAAGGGGGGATGAATTCTTTAATTAAATTAATACGACCTAAAAAAACGAAAAAACAAAAATTAGAAAACTCAACAATTAACCCAATTATTTGTATAGGCAGTTATTATGAAGATAAAAAAATCCGCGAGCTAATGAAGGTATGTAGCGTATTTGAGTTAAAACCTCCATCAATGGAAAATACTAATGTTATTGTTTCAAAATTAATGCCTCATTTAACAGTAGATTTACAAAAAAATATTGCGGAATTTTTGGAAGGTGATTTACGTAAGTTAACATTATTATTTAATATTTATAATACAGAAAATAATATGTTAACTGTGGAAATGGTAGATAAAATATTTAAAAAAAAATCATATAGTGAAGATACAAAAGATAGTGCAAAAGAGCTACTGAATAATTATATTACAATTGACGAACATAATATTTTTATGAATGAAACAGATAGAACAATAATTGGTTTATTATGGCACGAAAATATTATAGATTATATAGATAAACTACCACCACAAAAACAATTTCCATTATATAAATATATTTTAAAACATCTTAGTTATGCAGATAATTTTGATAGAATTATTTTTAAAAAACAAATATGGCAATTAAGTGAATTGAGCTCTATAATAAAAACATTTTATAGTAATTATATTTTTCATGAATGGAATAATAAAAATAACTCTTTTCATAAAACAGTATTCAACAAAAAAGAGTTTCGATTTACAAAAGTTCTTACAAAATATAGCACCGAGTATAATAATATGCTTTTTATACAAAATTTATGTCAAAAATTTGGTTTAGATAAAAAAGATATTATAACATATTTTAAACAGCTTCGCGAAAAATATTCTGATATAGAAATATTGGAGATGCATAGTTACAATGATTTGACAAAACTAGATTTATCAAGAATGTATCGTTATATAGATAAGTTTTATGAAGCATAATTATTGTTTTAGTGTTGCTTTGATTTTACCACTTGCTTTGAGATTGTGATATACTTCTAGGTTTAATTCGCCACCATTAGTAAATAATTGTCCTCGTGTTTCATTCCATGTGCTAACCAACCCAGGATCTACTCTAGTTTTACGATGATTCATATACTCACTTGGACCATCATAATATAGAATATTCGGCTCTTTATTAAATGTTTCGCGATGGTCACCGCGTCGGTCATAAAAACCATTTTTGTCACATTTTCCAGAAGAATCAACTACACGAAATAGACGAAGACTATCAATCGTGCCACTTTTCCACTGATAAGGTTGCCCAGTGATAGCATTTACAATCACCCCTCCTTTTTTGTTAGATGGATAATACATGCGCTTGAACGCTTTGTTTGGTGACTGCTGTGAAGAATCATTATCTGATGAATGGTAGTCGGTTTTTGTTGTGGTTGAAGACGGCATAATATAGTTTACATTTTCAATTATATTCTAGTTCAATTTTTTTATAAATAACGATAAAAATGTTTATCTTTATTTATATATTTAATTATATTTATACTTATGTGGAAACTAATTCTAGACGCTTAATCTGTTCATCTCGTTCCATAAGAAGTTTAGCTAACTCGTTTATTTTATTTTGTTGTTCTTCTAGTATATTAACCACTTCTTTTGTTGTAAGTTGGTGGGGCGAACCGTCCTCTTTCTGAACAATTATTTGTGTCAATTGATTTTCAGGATCCTGTTGTATTTGTTGTTGTTGCATTTGTTGTTGTTGCATTTGTTGTTGTGCCATTTCTTCGCGTTCCTTTGTCATCTTAGCAATTTGTTTAAGAACATCTGGTTTCATATCAGGATTTCCTGGAGAATAATTTTTAATTTCCTCTGGTATAGCATTCAAATATAAGTCAATTAAGCTTTTATCCCTAACAAAATCAGTAACAGCCTTTTTACTTTCATTTACAAATTGATTGGGATTTTTTAAAAGATTTCTTTTATCAAAAGTGTTTTGTTCATGAGAAAAAACTAAAATTGTTTTCATTGGATCTAACTGAATAAATGGAATGGAGTATTCATGTAAGAATTGTTTTTCTTCAGCCAAACAAGCATCTTCTTCATATTTTGTAATTGATAATAATTTTCTTTTAAATGCAAATGTTCCAGCAGTAGCATGATTAGGTCCATATGGTCCAAATTTATACATCTTATCTATATCTTTAAAAAAACAATACAATTCACTAGACCCAGCACATAATGCTTTTGGTGCTGACTGTAAACGTTTCACTGCATGCGAAATTCTATCTGGTGGATAGTAGTCATCATCATCCATATAAACTAAAATATCTCCTGAGGTTTTTTCATGCATGAGATTACGTTTTTTTCCCAGGGTCATTTTTTTGTCATATTTAAAATACTTTACTTGTGGTATATGGGTGACTAGATCTTCTATTTTATCTGTTCCGTCATCGATAATAATCCATTCTAGTAATTCTTTAGGATAGTCCTGGTGTTCAAAACATTGAATCATTGCTTTAATAAAAGGTCTTCGATTAAATGTTGGGGTGCATACACTAACACGAGGTTTATTACCAAGAACTTCTAAAGTTGCAGCATTATTTTTGGCAAGTTGTTTGCGCTTACTCTTTTTTTTCCCCATAATTAGTATTTTGATAAGTGTTTATATGTTAAATATCTAAATTAAACTATTTATTATATTATTTTGCTTACATAATTGAGTAAACGATATAATATATATTAAAACAATATAAATTATTTAATAGTAAATAGTAAATAAGAATGCAAAAAGATGCTAAAAAAGATGCTAAAAAAGATATATTGTCTGTTCCTCCGGTTGCTGCGCCTATTGAAACGGTTAATTTAACATCTAAAGATTCCTTGCCAAAAAAAAGAGGAAGAAAGAAAAAAGTTCAAACTGATGAGGGTGACATAGATAAAAAAGATAAACCGGCTCCGAAAAAAAGAGGAAGAAAACCACGTGGTGGGAAATTTATAGTTCCCAATACAAATGATAGCAATAATGATAATGTAATTCAAAATATTATTTTACATTTAAAATGTAATACAAAAGAGTTAAATAGTTCATCGTCTTGTTATGAAAATATTAATAATATACACCCAATTAATATGAATGGTAATAAAACATCTGCTCTTGTAGATAAAGAATTGACATTTAAAAATATTAAAAACATAAATGTAAATGAAAAAGATAATAATTCTAAGTTATCCGATAAATTGTTGACCCTGGCATCCCAATTACATTCTAATGATATAATTAATGAAAAATCTGCATGCTTTTGGTGCACATATGATTTTGATAATCCCCCGATATACATACCGAAATTTAATTTGAGTGGTAGATATCATTGTTACGGATGTTTTTGTAGCCCAGAATGTGCGACGGCATATTTATTTAAAGAGTCCATTGATAGTTCAGTTAAATTTGAACGGTATCATCTTCTTAATTATTTATATAGTAAAATATATAATTACAATACAAATATTAAACCAGCACCATGTCCATATTATATGTTAAATAAATTTTATGGTAATTTAACTATACAAGAATATCGAAAATTATTAACAAATGAGAGACTGTTACTTATAATTGATAAACCACTGACGCGAATACTACCTGAGTTATACGATGACAATAATCTTTTTTTAAACTCAGGGGTGATGTCTAGTGGAACGTATAATATACGTAGAAAGGCAGTTGTTCAATCAAAGAAAGAAATTGTCGAGGGCACGTTTTCTGGAAAATAATATATAAGTGATCTTTATTATTGTGTTTCTAACTCTTTTTTCTTTCGATGAGCCTCGCTTGCAGCATCCATAAGTTTTCTTATTTCAGAGAAAACCTTTTGATTTGTGGTTTTAGGAGTTATTTTGTTTGATTTAACAGGTTTATTATTTGGGTTCATAAATTCGCGTATAATATCAACAACATTATTATTGTGATCTTTGAGTTTTTTTATAATCATATCATCATCGTAATCTGTTTGTCTCTTTATTACTTCAACTAAGCGTTGTCTAACAGTTTCAGTAATAGGTATATTAGAAGACGTATTTTTATCGCCCATATAGTAGCTATAGTTTATTTAAAATGATATTAAACGAATGATACTCATACAATATAATATGTCGTGTAAAGAGGTTGAATTTGTGAAACAAGAACGCAACAGTGCACAAGCGTCCAAAATCGATTTAACGGTGGTTGATAGCGATAGTGATATTGAACCCGAAGTAGATAAAATTGCAGATGTGATTAGTGTAAACATAAACGCTGCTCTAAAAAATTCTCTACAGCCTTTTGTATCACAGTATAACTCTAGGAGGAATCAACATCAGGTTATTTCTAGTGTTTTGAAGCAATTGCCGGAATTTCAAAAATTAGTAATAGAAAATGCTGAACTTAAATTAGCACTTAATAATATTAAAAATTCTATTCATACAAAAAACGAGATCACTCTGGAGGTAAAAGAAAAACAAACTAAAAACACTAGTAATAATGATAATGATAGTGTTATCAGCACTGTTAGTTTAGAAAGTGATACAGATAATACAATTACTAGTTGTATTAATGATTTAAAAAAAAGAGAGCTTGTTGAGTCGTTCTATAATGCTATTGAAGAGGGCTCTGACCATGGCGGGGACACCCCGCACCCCTTTCAATGCGGGGACACCCCGCACCTCTTTCAATGCGGGGTATATCCCCCTCCTATACACCCAGAGACCAATTATAAAGATGAATCTACCGAAGAGCAAAATGATGAAGAGGCATCCGAAAAGCAAGAGGAATCTAATGAAGAGCATGATGATGATGATGATGAAGAAGAGCAAGAGGAATCTAATGAAGAGCAAGAGGAATCTAATGAAGAGCAAGATGATGAAGAAGAAGAGCAAGATGAAGAAGAAGAAGAAGAGCAAGATGATGAAGAAGAAGAGCAAGATGATGAAGAAGAAGAGCAAGATGAAGAAGAAGAAGAGCAAGATGAAGAAGAAGAAGAGCAAGATGACGATGAAGAAGAGCAAGATGATGATGATGATGAAGAGCAAGATGATGAAGAAGAAGAGCAAGATGATGAAGAAGAAGAGCAAGATGATGAAGAAGAAGAGCAAGATGACGATGAAGAAGAGCAAGATGATGATGATGAAGAGCAAGATGATGAAGAAGAAGAGCAAGATGATTATGATGAAGAGCAAGATGATGAAGAAGAAGAGCAAGATGAACCTGCAGAGGAGCAAGATGAATCGGGTGAAGAGCAAGATGACGATGAAGAAGAAGTATATATTGTTGAATTAGAAATAGACGGAAAAACTGTGCAATTTTATACAAACGATGATGAAAACGGAGATATGTATAAAATTTTAGAAGATGATGATATCGGTGATATTGTTGGCGAGTTTAAAAATGGAGAAGCAGTTTTTCATAAATAATTATATAAGTATAATATAGAATGTTTCTAGATAATATTTGTCCACCGGCGTTATTATATATAGCTTTTTCTACAACACATATTATTATTGATACGATTAAGGGATTTTATAATACAGCTATTATTAAATTTTTAGTTATGATTGTATTTACAATTATATTAAATTTACTTTGCACTATGGGACTTAGTATGCTATCTTGGTTCATAGTGTTTATTCCATTTATTATGATGACTATAGTATCATCAGTATTATTATTTACATTTGGGTTATCTCCATCTTCTGGAAAACTTAATTATAGTATAGAGTATCCAAAGGAGCACTCACATCATCAAATGAGTGATGTGCACACTAACATGAATACAAACTATCATGGACATACTCATTTATACTACAGAAAGCATCCCATAAATCATAATACATATCCTAAAGGGAGTTATGGTGATCAAATACATTTAGATAGAGATTATTATAAAAAAAATAGAGATTTAATGCGAGCATATGTTGAAGAAGCAAAAAAAGCAGCAAAAGAGTCGAAGGCTTCTGCAGAAAAGGTATCAGCAGCAGCAGCAGCAGGCGCAGGCGCAGGAGCAGGCGCAGCAGGAGCAGGAGCAGGAGCAGGCGCAGGCGCAGGAGCAGCAGCAGGCGCAGCAGGTGCAGGCGCAGCAGGAGCAGGCGCAGCAGGTGCAGGCGCAGCAGGTGCAGGCGCAGCAGGTGCAGGCGCAGCAGGTGCAGGCGCAGCAGGTGCAGGCGCAGCCTAATCACAATAATATAGTTAATACAACTAGGTTATAATGGTATTTATTAAAAATATAATTACAATTTATATATAAATAAAATTTATTATTTATATATATATATGTTTGATTTTTTAGAGAATTATTTTCCTACAGCTATTCAATATGCTTTAGTAATATATACAATAAATACTATAATGTCTTTTAAAAACATGGATGAACTTTATGAAAATATTGCTTGGTATAGTATTAAATGCTCTGCTGCATTAGAGCAATCTAGTAAATCATTTAATAAACTACTCAAATATAGTGGTATTATTTCAAATAAACATCGTATTGATTTTATTACAAACGGCGAAATAAAAAAAACAGTTGTATTATATAGAAATACTATTAGTGAAAACACCATAATGGCTCTTAAACATAGCACTAATAATATAAATTCAGATTTAATCATGTATACTGCACCTGTGAATGACAATACAAATAAAAATGATATTATTATTGCGAATTCACTTGATAATATTAAATATCCTTACATTTCTGCAAAAAATCAGATGTATTCTTTAGCTATTTCGTGGCCGAGTGCTGATGATAACGCGAGTGCTGATGATAACGCGAGTGCTGATGATAACGCGAGTGCTCATGATAACGCGAGTGCTGATGATAACGCGAGTGCTGATGATAACGCGAGTGCTGATGGTGTAATAAAATATAAAAATATAGACATTGATATCCCATATAACTTTTGTATAGAAGGCAATCGTCTATTTACGAAACCATTTATGATGTGGTTATTTAATTATTATGGTGTTTCACAAGACTCTAAATATATTAAAGATTATAAAATCACCTTTTTTGATAATATGATGACGCCGCATGTTATTACTAGAAAGAATCATATTTTGATAGAGAACAATGTATTTAATATCGAAAGAAACGAGAAAAATGATTCGGATACAGATGATAGTAATGATAGTAATGATCAAACATCGGTATCTGAAACGAATAATTGGTATAATTTCTTTTACTAAGTTTATATGTATAGTATCAATATAAATATATTAATACTATATTATTATATGGAGTTTAACACAGTTTCTGTTGTAGATAAACCAGGGCAGTCCACTCCATCTGTTCCTACTACATCAAAAAACTGCACTGTTCATAAACTAAATAGTAAATGGACACTCTGGGCTCATTTACCACATGATACTGACTGGTCTATAAAAAGTTATAAAAAATTATACACTTTTGGAACTATTGAAGAAGCATTGGCATTATATCATACTATTCCGGATAAACTAATAGTGAATTGTATGCTATTTTTAATGCGCGATGGAATTAAACCAATGTGGGAAGATAAAAAAAATAGGGATGGAGGGTGTTTTTCTTATAAGATTGCAAATAAAACAGTATTATCTATTTGGGAAAACTTATCTTATATGTTAATTGGAGAGTCTCTATCACAAGACCTCTCAGTATTGAAAACAATAAATGGTATTACAATATCCCCAAAAAAACATTTTTGTATTATTAAATTATGGTTTTCTACATGTAAATTTCAGAATCCAGAAGTTATTTCTACAGCATGTGGGTTACAAACAACTGGATGTTTATTTAAAAAACATAAGCCCGTAAATTAATTATTTATGTAAAATACATTATGATAAAAATAATGTATTTTATATGATATTATTGCACATTGCATATTATCTTGATCAGCTGCTTGGTAATGGAGCTAAGCAAAGTTTAATATCGCCAAGTGAAGCGACATTGTATTTTACAATTAATGGTAAATTATTTTCCAGATATATTTCTATTTGGCTACACAAGTTAGTACATTTTATAAAATAACCGAGATTCTTAAGAGAGAATTCACCTTGTATGATTTTCCCACTATTTTGTTTAACAACATATTCCATGCTACCATCAGATTCCGCGCGTCGAATTTCGGCATCGGCAAATCCCCCACTACATTTAAATATTAGTTCGGCGCCATTTGCAGTTGCTACAGATTTGATTTCGATTTTATCTGATATACATGATAAATCACGCACAATCTTTTGAAAGTCTACTGAAGGAAGATTTAAAATAGATGAAAATTTTACATCAGGAACTTCTAATTCTTCATTATCTGGCTCAATAAGACGCAATTTCTGAATTTTTTGTTGCTTAATATCTCCATTTTCAAATTTAAGCCCAAGATATTGCACTATACCATCTGCATAATCAACATTTTCAATATAGATAGTTAGCGTGTCATCATTATCGATTGTGCTAATTAATTTAAATAAATGAAACATATTTACGCCTATTATAATTTTATCTTTTTTACATTCATACTTCTCAAAGTTTTCGGCATGAAGTGCCAGATGTGCCAAAATTGTATGTGATTTGTCCATGTTAATAATTTTTATTCCTTGTGGTGTAAATATAATATTAGATTCCAAAAGAATGTCCTTAAGAGCCGTCATAAGGATCCTAAATGGTGCAATTTGAACTGTTTGTATAGTTAAAATATTTTTTTCGGTAAAATCTTGCGACATTTATTTATTATGCGTAATACATCTTTAAATACTTATGCGCAACGCAATATAATATAATGTTGTTTATGATATAATTCTTTTTATGATATAATTCTTTTTATAATATAATTCATGGAATTATATTATAAAAATGTATTTAATGAAATACATTTATAATATAGTATCATGATGTATGTAAACAATACACAAACAGCAAATACTTATTTAGAAAATAATTTACATTCATATAGCGGGTTTTATGGAAATACATTTTATATACCAAATCATATTGTATATAAAACTCAGAGCATAGTGCAATTTATTTTTACAAATATAGCCTGTATGTTAGTAATTTATCTTTTAGATGGCTTACTTAAAAGAATGGAGTGTAAATCTCGTTGGTTTGCATTGCATGCTATTACAAATTATATTATTGCTGCTATTACATTTACAGATGTTCTAGCATGTATAGAAAATCCTTTAATATCTTCACAACCCATGACACTAGAAATTGCTGGAAATCTTGCCTGCACATTACATATCTATCATTGCATTTTTTTTAAGATTCGTTTTGAAGATTGGATGCATCATATTTTATCTTGTTTTATATTTGCACCGACTTGTGTAAAATTTTCTTCGAAAGGATTGTCAGTATTTTACTTTTTTTGCACCGGTTTGCCAGGTGCGATTGATTATACAGTATTATCATTGGTAAAAGCAGGTCGTATTGTAAAAAAGCGACAAAAACAAATAGCCTCTTCACTAAATGCTTATATTAGAATGCCAGGAGGTGTATTTTGTGCAGGACTCTTATTTAAAGATGGAGTAAACATTTATTTGACAAATATTGCAGGGATAGAGTTGATCTTGTTATCAATAATGATATATGGTAATTCTTGTTTTTATGGAAAGCAGGCGATGGAAAATTATGGTATGTATAAAAAATAAAGCATAGTTTTACATTTATTTACACCACCGACACCCATATGGATTTTTCCTGGCATAACAATTTCCCGTGGACGGAGCGGCTACTTGATTAGTGAGTTGCATGGTTTGGTGCGTTCTTTGTTGCAGAGCAAGTCTTTGAACTTTATTACTAAAGTTTAGTGAAAATCTATTTCGGCGAATCGTTGTTGGATTTTTATACAAACGCATCTATACTATGTAGGTAGTGTGAAAAAAATAATATATTATATATATATATATATATATATATGGGAAGTAGTTCAAGTAAAAATTTGAAGAAGTTGAAGATATAATATATGAACGAGCTATTAATAAAAACAAGCGTTTCCGAGAATTGTATAATGTAAAAAGAGCTATAGGAATTAGGCCATACGGATTCCCTATCGGGAATGGGGCGTTTAATTTTGGTTAAACCATATGGATACTGTGTTCGTCCACCAGTAGATTGGGAGGCTGAGAAAGCACATGCCGATCTAAAGTATGCCTACGAACATTATGATAAACTAATTACCCCAAATGAAGATGTTAGTGCGTCTGTTTTTTGAAAAGATATTTAATAAATTTTTATATACTGTAAATTAGACACGACAATACACCATTCACTAAAAATAATATATATATATATATTATGAATGTTCTTGGAGAAGGAAATGGAGTGTCGATGGCTTGCACACCAGAAGACATGAAAGCATCAGGAAAGCCGGAATTGTCTATATACGTTGCGACACCTGAAATGCAGATAGCAATGGCTCAGGGCGGCGGCGCATACTTGAGGGAGGCTCAGCGTTTCGCTAGTGAAGATTTTGCTGCGGCCGAGGCGGCTGATGAACGGGCGCGGTTGGAGGCAGCGGCGGCTTATGAACGGGCGAGGTTGGAGGCAGCGGCGCTCGATTTGCAGCGCGTCTGGCGCGGCAGCCGCGGCCGCGCCTTGTTCTTGTCCTTGTCCTTGTTCCCCGCACCGCGGTCTGACATTTATCGCATCAGAAATGCAGGAGGCACACGCGAGATGATTGGTAATCTAAGGTGGGAGGAGAACACGCCTGCTGCGCGCTTGAGAAAAATTGCTGCGCGCAGTGAGGCAGCGATTGCAAAGATTTCACAAGAAGAATGGGACGAGATTTACAAGCGTGATAGATGGCCCGCGCGCGAACGACGCTTACTCCGCGCGAAGGCAGAGAGGAAGCGTCGTGTGCGTGAAGCCGGGTTTAAAACCCTCACGCAGGCGGCGGAGGCGAAGATGAAGGCGCGGGAGGAGGCGGCGGCGGAGCGCGAGGCGGCGGCGTCGGCGCGCGTAGCGGCGGCGACCACTATATTGAGCGGTGCTGCTGAACCTAAAAACATCCCACGGGGAGCACTCTCAAGTGTAGAACTCCCAAGGATATATATATAATAAGTGATTTTTATACAATCGCATCTATACTATGTAGTGTGAAAAAATAATATATTATATATATGGGAAATCGTTCATCTATGTCACCAACAGATCGTTCATCTATGTCACCAACAGATCGTTCATCTATGTCACAAACAGAAATAGACTTAAATGCTTTAGAGCAAGAAATGCTACAAGTGAAAAAGAGTGCACAATGTGAGTTCAAAGATTTAAAAATGAAAGGTAGTAAAAGTGAATTTGTAAATTCACAATTAGAAGGCTATAATTTTACTTTTATACCGAGCGACGGCATTCGAATGGCATCAGATGCGAGTGATTTTGAAGTAGTACTAGCCAAAGCAATTGAAAATATAATATATGAACAAGCTATTAATAGAGGAGAGCGTTTCCGAGTATTGTATGAAGCAAAAAGAGATATAGGAATTAGGCCACGCGACTCCCGCACGGGACTGGGGCCTTCAATTTTGGTTAAACCGACTGGGCGCGGTTTTCGTTCACCAGCAGATTGGGAGATTGAGAGAGCACACAGCGCTCTAAAGAATGCCCGCGAACATTATAATAAACTAATTGCCCCAAATGATGATGAAGCGAGAGTGAATTATGACCTCAAAATTTCAGAATATCGCGAAAGGATGTTAGATAATCAAGGTTATCCTGTTCAATTAGTAAATAATAACTTAAGAATAGGTATTCCTTTACAAGGAGGTGGAATGCAATTTGTATCAAAAGAAGAATATATTAGGCAAGTAACAAGCCACGTTAAAGATTGGGATTTCGAGCGCAGTAAAGATTCGCCAATCTCGGCTATACCACAAGCTAGAGCAAAAGAAATTTCACAGTGGATAATCAAAGAGCCACGTGAAGATGACCCCCACCTTCCCGACCTTAATCCTATCTTGGAATCTGGAGGAGGTGAAATAAAGACATTATTCGATTTCTAGGTAGGTTTGGGCTCTAAATAACATTTACGGCACACAGGTAAATATTCCTCAGAACCAATGAGTTCTTGCTGCTGTGCGTCCGTTTTTCGATGTGTAAATAAAGCCGGGCGTTTTTTGCAACAACCACAATATGAACGCAGTTTAGTGACTTCGTCGCAAAATGGAATCAGATTTAGCCAATCACCGAAGGCTTCGCGTCGAAAATCACCATCCAACCCACACACGTAAACTTTTTTATGATGTGTTTCCACCGCACATTTTACCCAGTCCACAATGTCTTTGAAGAATTGTCCTTCATTGATAAGAATAACTTCACACTTCGCGAATGCCTCCGGAATACTGGGTGGATTTGCTTCGACACTAGGTTCTTTGACACTATGTTCCACAATATTAGCAACCTCATGTAAACACAGCGCTTGCGTGCAAGGAATCTCACGACGATCATGTGTAGAAAGCTCAGTATGCGAATATCTGGTATCATGTGCATAATTAATAACTAGCGTGTTGATTTCACAAAAGGTAAACTGCTTATAAAGCTCCAGTAGTTTTGATGTTTTACCAGACCACATGGGTCCAATAATAAGTTCTAAATATCCTGTTATATCGTGTTGCATATTGTGATGTTGCATATTGTAAGGTTGGCTAGTGTAAGATGGCATTTATGTATCATTTATTGTTCAATTATATTTAATATAAAATAAATATAATTTATCGGTGAAGAATTTATTTTATAAATATATAAATATATAAAAAGACTTAATTACGAGTTTGATAACTAATATACATTTATGAGTGAATCAACAGAGCCATGGGTCGAAAAGTATCGCCCAAATACATTAGAGGATATCGTCTTGGATTCTGTCAACAGCACAATCATTCAAAACATAATAAAAACACATGCCTTTCCAAATTTATTATTTTATGGTCCTCCGGGGACCGGAAAAACCACCACAATTTTGAATTTAATCACGGATTATCAAAAAAATACAACGGGTTATAATAAAAGTTTGGTAATACATTTAAATGCGTCGGACGAGAGAGGAATAGATACTATACGAAATGTGATTTCAGAGTTTGCAGGATCCAATGGTTTATTTCAAAATGGAATAAAGTTTGTTATATTGGATGAAATAGATTCGATGACAAAAATTGCACAGCAAGCATTAAAAATACTTATTCAAAACACGCAATCTTCGACGCGTTTTTGTTTGATAACAAATTATCTTAGTAAGATCGACCCCTCGTTGAGAAATTATTGTGTATCCATGCACTTTAATCAATTACCAATACCTAAAATTTTACAAACACTCCATAAAATCAATACGTCGGAGGGTCTGGATTTGTCTAGTGATAAATTAGAAGCCATACAAAAAATGAATCGTTCCGATATGAGAAGTATGATTAACTACATGCAAACCATTCAGATTAATATGCAAAATATAATAACAAATGAGGTATGGGAAAATTTTACAGAAATTGTTAAAACAGCATCAAATAACGATATTACCACTACTTTTAATGATATCGCAACAAAATATAATATGCAAGTTCTTGATATTATTAAAACCTATTTTAATTATATAATTCGTAATCATAAAAAATATGTTACGCATGAGTTATTGTCACTAGTCGAAAAATTACTACATTGTAATTGTAAAACTCAACACTATTTAAAACCGTATTTTATTCTACATATAAAAAAGATATTTGTAAACAAAAAAGAGTCATAATGTTATGATCCGTATTTTTCTAAACGGTGTTTCAGTCTAGATTTCCAGCTATTTGGTGGAGAAGCTTTATCTGGATTAAAATGAGAACATTTTAAAAAATACATTTGAATATTATTATTATTTTCATTGTTGGTGTCTTGTTGATTATCAACATTGTCTATATTATTACTGTTGCATATATTATTATTATCTATATTATTAATATATATCCCGTTTTGTTTTGGTATCGTTATAGGGATACTTTTATAAATATTATATTTCTTTTTATCACTATATTCCATTAATATATTATTATATTAAGAGAAAATAATTGAACCAAGTTAACTTAAAGAATCTCTAAGTATATAGACATGGGCGATTTAAATTCTGCTTGGTTAGACTTTTGCAGTGAGCCAGATCAATCATATAAATTATATTTAAAAAATGATGATAATAATTCCACCAAATTATCAATGACGGAGACAACTTCACGTGCTCCAAAAAGTAGTGATATTTATATCTCAACAAAAACACAAATTGCACATCTTAATCATCCTGTTGATTTACAAGACATGTTTTGGAGGCTCCCGATTGTTCCATATCATAAACCTGTTGAAGGTATTATTAAAAAACAAATGAAATTTAATACAAATACTGCAGAAGAATTATCAACATTACAAAAATCTTTCCCTAAAAATGATTATATTGAAGAACATGTTATTACACACATTGAAAAGCCAACAGGAAGAATTAAATTTAAAGATGTGCGAAAAATAAGCATTGGTTTAAAAAGTTCTGATATAATAAATCATCGATGTAAAAAGAAAAGCGCATTTTATAATTGCTTTGTAGTTATTATGCGTATACTATATGAAAATACATTCAAAGAGGTTCACGTAAAAGTATTCAATACCGGAAAACTAGAAATTCCTGGCATCAAAAATGATATTATATTATATAAAATAATTAATAAACTTATTGAACTGATATCTGTTTATAAAAATTATACGCCAGAATTAATATGTGTGAAAGACAGGAGCTATACGGTGTTGATTAATTCGAATTTTAATTGTGGTTACTATATTGATCGATCTAAACTATATGAAATATTACGAAACAAATATAATATTAGTTGTTCATATGATGCTTGTTCTTATCCAGGAATTCAGAGTATATTTTGTTACGATAAAGTAAAGGATCCTTCTCATCAAGATGGAAAACAACAAGAAACCACAAAGGATATTATAAAGGTTTCATTTATGATATTTAGAACAGGTAGCACATTGATAGTTGGAAAATGTAATGAAGATATTATTAGAACAATATATAAATTTCTTGTCAATTTATTTATTGCAGAATATCCTTATATAAATTGTGGTCGATCAACTACAGAAGTAGAAAAGAAAAAAAGTGTAAAAAAAAAACGGACGGTTACTATTTCCATTAATAAAAATAAACTTGATAATATATAATATCTTATATTTAGAAATTAGTATTGAATAACCAAGATATATATTTTTTATAGTCGTATTGTTGGAAATAATTGAGATTATTTGATGATTTCAGTTTTTTTATTAAAAAACTATTATCCATATTATATTTTTGCAATTGTTTTGTAAATTCAATAAGAAATTTAGAAATATTTTGCTCTTCTGTTGAAAGAAGGAATTCATTAAATATGTAAGCTGTGTTTACTTTTTTTTCGTAAAGTTTATGTGTGCTATCTAAATGTAGGTTCAATAGATTTTTTGATAATTCAGAAGTATAGTATGAAATTGTTTTTATGAGTTCGTTTTTAAATACACCAGTATCTGTATTATCATTACAGCATTTATTAGAAATAAAGTTTATTGTTTTATTATATAGAGTGGTTAATATATCAATATTTGTTAAAATAGAACATGTTCCTACAATCACAGTAAAATCTTTTATTATTTCGTTGTTTATTTCAAAAATGGTTTTTTTATAAACGAATAATGTCGCATCCTTAGAGTTTAATTGTAAAAATGAATGGCTTGAATCTCCTATTTGACATATAAATTCAATATAATAATATACTGCTTTTTGACACTGAATGTAAGTTATATTTAGATTTTTTGTATATAATAAAATTGTTTTAAAAATATGACACAATGTTTCAATTCCTTTATTAAAAACAAAATTATAATATTCTATTTTTTTAATTTTTATATTTTCACTATACTGTATAATAAATTCATTTATGATAGCAGTATATTTTGCAAAAATTTCATGAGTATTGTGGCTATATGTATCCAAATAATTATCGTTATTTTGTAATATATGGTGATTCATAATATATTTATATTATTATAAATATATTATTATAAATATTTAATTTTTTTTTGCGTATAAGTATTTAAAGCGTTTTGTTCGATTATATTATAATGTCAGCAGAACAAAAATATCCTTCGCCTAGTCATAACTGTTTGCAGCATTTATGTAAATTGGCTATTGTTGATGATAAACCTATAATGCTTGATTACTGGACAGATTCTCATGATGGTAAAGTTTTGATCGGTGTTAGAGACAATGGTGAAAAACTTTTAGTTAAAAGTGAAGATGAATATACCTCCCCTATTTCAAAAATATATAAAGTAGAAACAGAATTTATTATAGTTACTGAAAATTCATTGTATGTAGTTTCATCTAGTATTTCAACCAGACAGATATCGTAATGCGGTTATGATTGTAATTTTAAATATATTTTATATAAAATATATATAATAATTTTTACACTTATCTCCCTGTCCACACTTTTATTAACGGTAGTTTTATTTTAGATAGATCGTTTATATCTTTTATTATATCTTCATACTTTAATTCCCATTTGCAAAATTTTTTTATATCTCCAAATAAAGCATTATTAACATGTTCGTATTGTAGTATGCATGCTAATACTACTTCAAAAAACATTCTATCATTTCTGGTATGTATAACATTAAATAATCTAAATATATCATATCTATTATTTATTTTATTTAAATATTTTCGCGTCATTATTGTCATACAACCAAAGCATGCCTGTAATTTGTTAATATTGTTATCAAAAAAATGTGTCAGCTCCTTACTATTTTTAAGTTTTGCAAGCATGTTTTTTTGTCTGCCATGATATTTTGTAGTATCACTTTTAAAACTCCATAAAAATTTATAATCCTTTATGGTAGTATTTATGCGTGAATTTAAAAATACAGAATCATGTAAAATAACCGCTTTCTCAAATATATTTGTTTTTAAAAAATAGTAGTATGGAAGTATTTCACCACGTGCTGGATAATCACTCCTAATAACATGTGCATTATACAAATTTTCTTGGAAATGTAAATCTATAAAATTATAATTTGAGTTGTCGTCTACAATTATAATATAATTGTTGGGATAAAACTTTCTAATACAACGATATGATAATTTCCAGTATTCATTCGTATTTGAATCTATTACATTTCTTAAAACAATAAACCCAATATCTGTTGGGGTATCAGAAAAGAAATCCATATATAATATCTGTTTACTTTATACTTAAGATTTGTATTTAATTTCATTTTAATTTAATAAATAAAATAATCATAATAGTAATGTTGTAATTTATATTGTTGTAATTTATATTTTTGTAATCAAAATACTTATAATAGTTTTTCTAGTTTTTTTATTTTCTCATGTGATATGTGGTCTGGAAATTTTATTTTAAATACAATAGTTAAATTTCCTTTATGATTATCTCGGTTCATTCCCATTCCTCTAATTATTTTTTTGTGTCCCGGCTCGATAACATTTCCGTTCTCATTATTTATTTTAAAGATTCGTCCATCAATATATTTCATATCAAACGTAAATCCACATAATGCATCTTTTAAAGAGATTTGCTTATTATAAATTAAATCAATTCCTTCTCGTATAAATTCCGTATTATTATTTACCATTATAACGATCTTTACATCACCATGATTATCACCATCTATTACATTACCTTTTCCTTGTAAAGTGATAATTTCATTGTTATCAATTCCAGGAGGAATTGTTATATATAATGTTTCTTTCTCTTTTGTTTCAGAAGTGTTTGTTACCAATACTCTCTCTATTTCTAGACGCTTTGTTATACCAGAATAGGCTTCAGATAGTGTAATTTGCAATACTTCTTGTATAGGTCTAGGCTGTCGCATTGCTTGATGAAAATGCATAGGATGTCCATTTACATTCATATGAAATATACCTCCACCAGGTCCCATCCCGCTAAATAATCCACCTAAACCTCCCATATTTCCCCCAGTAAATAAATTAAATATCTCTTCTGGATTTACCGGAATACCACCATGAAACATATCACCACCCGACATCTCTCCATTCACATCTCCAGTAATATCATACATTTGTCTTTTTTTTTCGTCACCTAAAATATCGTATGCTGCACTAATACCTTGATATTTTTTTGTAGCAGCATCTCGTTGTGGGCCTGGCGGATGTTTATCAGGGTGTTCTGTCATAGATAGTTTTCTAAATCGTTTCTTTAACTCTTCTTTAGATGCATGTTTGTCTACGCCCAATATATCATATAAATTTTCTTGTGGCATTGTAATATACATAATATATATAAGCTTAAATACTTATAAACGAATATTAATATTCTTATAATATGTCTACTCCTTTTATTAAAAAATATTCGCCACAATATTTAAAAGACTTTCAATTTGATTCTTATTTTGTAGATGCCATAAAAAGCTTATTGTCTCTTAATCTTTTAAATTTATTATTTATTGGTGGTGTTGGAACAGGTAAAACATCTATCATTCGAGCTTTGATTAACGAATATTATAGGCCATTACATAATAATGCATCAGAGTGTAACTTGTGTGAGTCTAAAATAGCAGAAAATGTTCTCTACATTAATAATTTAAGCGAACAAGGTATATCTTATTATCGCACAGAGGTAAAAACATTTTGTCAAATTCAATGCTCTATTCCTAATAAAAAAAAAATATTGGTTCTGGATGATTTAGATATGGTGAGTATACAGAGTCAGCAAGTTTTTAGAAATTGTATTGATTCGTATGGTTCAAATATTCATTGTATCGCTTCCTGCTCAAACACACAAAAAGTTATAAATAGTATTCAATCTAGAACTACTATTATACGTTTAAACCCGGTATCATTTGATGGACAAATAAAAATTGCAAATTATATTTGTAAGAATGAAAATATCGAAATAACTGATGAAATGATCGAGGCCATCTCAAAAATTACAGATGGTTCTATATCGTTACTAATAAATTATTTAGAGAAATATAAATTATTGTATAGTTCACAAGATAAACAGAATATAGAAAATGTGTCCTCAACAATTTCTTATAATATTTTTGATAAGTATATAAATTTTTGTAAAAAAAACACTGCTTATGATGCTATTCATATATTATATACACTTGTTGATAAAGGCTATTCTGTAATAGATATTCTAGACAATTTTTTTTATTATATTAAACAAAATTCTATTATACATGAACGAAAAAAACATGCTATTATATGTTATATTAGTAATTCTATCACTATATTTTATAACACTCACGAAGATGAAATCGAGTTGGCTATTTTTACAAAAAATATTATTGATATTTTAAATGATTAATATTTTAAATAAATAATATTTTAAATAAATAATATTTTAAATAAATAATATTTTCTATTGACATATATAAATATTTTCTTGTATTTATATATGTCACAACTTTTTAAAATAAAAATACCGTCATCTATATTATTTGACTTTTTATCTAAATATGCAAAGAACATGGATACATACTATATTTTTGACAAAACTACATATAAAACTGCAAAATATCATGACCACACTACGGAGTTTTTAACGCATATAGGCAAATATTACCATGATTCAAAAAATTTTTATTCTACAAGAACAGATACTTATAATAATTTTGTCACTGTTCTTCGTCAAATTTGTAAACATAATTCTATTCCATATACATCGCGCAAAGATTATGCAAAATCTACTTATAATATTTCTTATCATATTTATAAAACTTAAAACTGTAAAAAGATGAAATGTGAAAGGTGAAATGTGAAAGGTGAAAGACGAGACATTTACTGAATAAGCAATAATTTATGTAACATACTATTCCCTGTCATTGCTTGTTCTGCGCTTAATCTGGCAAACCATTGATAATTTGTCCGTTTCAGAATATCTTTTTCAGGAATATACACTCCTAGTATGCATGGTGGTAAATCGATATATGTTCTCTCCATTAATCTGTCTATAGTAATAATTTTGCGTTCTGTATCAATCGCACCGAGAAGTTCGGCATGAATCACATTTAGCTCGTTTTTATTTATTTGTGCTTGGCACCAGTCACTTTCGTCACCGACGAAAACACTTTCATCTGTATAGTCGGTGGAAATCAGATTGGAGAGAAAAGTAATATATTCATTCATCTTATAGTTGTGTTTTAGACATCCCATTAACCTTGTATTTGCGGCGAGATTGTGCTTGTCTGCTGATACTGCATGATTAACAAATTCCCCGACAAACATTGTATCATTCTTCGTTTGTATATGATACACATCAATAAAATTTTTAAAACACTTTAAAGATCCTGGAATCAAACAGCCACCATAATGATACAATATTTTCGCTAAAGCCAGCTCTCTAATTTTACTTTTTAGAGGATCACCGACTTGACTCATATCTATAGTCCATCCCGGTATAAGAGCATTAAAGGTGCGGTCATCAATGAGACATATATTAAAATCCTCACCACATTTATCCATGATAGATTTGATGGTAATGTAATGGTAAGGTTGATTTAATAATGTCGTATTGCGCGAGAAAAAGCTCGGCCAGCACCGAGCATTTACATCATATTGTAAATGAATCCATAAAAAAGGTTTGGTCTTTTTTGCTAAATCTCCGTTAATCAAAAAATCACTGACTAACTTATAGTCGTCCATTTTTTCTTGGTCTCCATCGATACTATTATATAATCTTTGTAGAGCAATGATTCCTAATAATGCCAAGACGTATTTGGTGAACTCCATTATATATTAAACTTTTATAAAAAGTTTACTCAAAACGTAACTTCAAAAGTTTACTCAAAAAAAATTTTATGTAGTAAAACACACATTATAAAAATTTTGTGTGACATATAACTATGTAAGTCGCATGATACCACTCATCCAGGACTGATTAGCTTTTCTCGCCGCCTCATCTTGCTTCGCCAATTTAAAGGCGCGATGCACATCCGTTTTATTTTGTGTTGATTTTTGTTGGTTGAGATATTCATTTGCCTGCTCTAATGATTTGGGTGTGGTGTTTTGTGTGTCGCGATGCATTTTTAGTTCATTTTCGTTATGAAAGCGTTTTCTCGCGGCATAGTCCTCCATCGTGACCGGAATCACGCTTTCAACATGAGCTTTCTTTAAATCTTCATATTGCAATGAGCTAAATAATCCTGATGAATAATGTTCGGGTGCATCACCAGTTAACTCACTCGTATGAGAGGACATGGAATTATACGTCATGCTATTGGCGTCCTGAATAACCGGTTTTTTAATGATGGTTTGCACTTCGTGTTTTTTTCTCTCAAAGGCCTCGTTCATATTTGCACGGGTCGTTTCGCGACGGTCAATATCTTCATTTGACTGCAACCATTCTCCGTAGCCGGTGTCCACATCCTCACGAGAAATTTTGTTTTTTTCAAATAATTCATTAAATATTTTATTGAAATTTTTGTTTTTTGTCAGCTCATTGAAGATTTTTTCTTTGCCAGGGTCTTTTTCATCTACTATATAGGTCGTGCCTTTCGGACATTTTGATTTACCGCGAAACTGATGAATACCATGGATAATCTTAAATGCGGAAGAAAAAAATAAAAAATATTCTTTAGGTAATTTAGATTTATCGGGGTGTGTTTGCATCACCAGGCGTTTTGCTTGGCGCAAATCTTCTGTGTTGAAATCGATGTTTAAATGAAATAGCTTCAGTAAATCATCTAAATCATAGTTATCTATGTCTAGATCTATATCTGGGTATGTATCTAGGTTTCGTGAATTTTGATGTATATTTTTTTTGTGATTCACTGATGTCATAATAATAATATTATAAATATTATTATTATATTATTATGTTGTTATATCATTAATGTAATTATAGTGTATTTTAATGCAAATATATGGTATTTTTATTGAGGTGGTTGCAACTCTTCGGCTTTTTCTTGACATCGGTCGAAAAACTGCTTTACTGCTCTGGGATCAGCACCAACAACGCTGTCATCCGGTATCCAAAAGCGAAGACGTGGCTCATCGCCATAAAATGCTAAAATAGCGGGAATACCATTCAGCATGCGTTTTTTTTGGAAGAGAGAATACAGCTCATTACATTCGTCCACATCGATTTCCACACAAATCACATTTTCTGGCATGTCCAAGAAATGTCGCTCGACTTGGGCGGCGATTCTTTTACATGGACCACACCATTTTGCCGTAAATTTAATTACAATAACATGCTCCTCTGCTAAACTTTGTAATTGCTGTAACGTATCTATATTTAAGTCTACAATGACATTGCGCATTCGCGGTTTAGTTTTCGGCATTTCTTATACGTTTATTTGTTATTATTTATTTAATCTTTTTGCGCAACAAAACATTTATACATAATTGTAATTTCTTCCCATGAGAGAAAACTAAATATATGTGACCACGCATCATTATGCATTGTGTTTGAAAAGCTTTTTTGCACAAGCACTAGGCGATTTTTACGTTTTCTCTTCCATTCTCCAGGACGTGTTCGATAGGTAATGCGTTTTTGCACGTGATCCCAAACTTTTAGTCGCATGAAACAGAGTGGAGCAGATGTTGAATTTGCTATAATAGTAATATCTTCATTTTTTATAAAAATATCAAACATGTGGCGAGGATACAATTCTTCTATTTTTTGATTTAATTCTTCGTAATAAATTCGGTTGATAGGATCTTTTAATTTTTCGGAACACAATCTACACTTCATGGGTGGTTTTAAATGTGAAGTTGAATAATAACGCAGACCACAACAACTACACGTTGTATTTAATCGTGATAAGGTTGTGATATTCATATAATAGATTATATCGATATCAATTTATATTGTATATGTTTATATAGTATCTGTTTATATAGTATCTGTTTATATAGTATCTTTTTTAGAATATATTTTATTTTTCTAGTAATGGGTTATCGGTATAAGAAATGGAGTCATTGTAAAATATATCTAATTGGTTGAAAATTCTATCGAGTGCTTTCGATGATTTCGGACATATGCTTATCGATAGCATATCTTGTTGAGTATTTTTTCTGATTTTCATAATAATATATTTCTTGAATTTTTCATAATATGCTAAATCACTGTATAATATTGTAAATTCTTTTTCTTTAAAATTAAAAACAATCTGGTCCGTTAATATCTCTAACATAGGTGAGGCAAAATATTTTAATGGAGTATGTGTATACAGTTTTACCTTTTCACGCATATATAATGGTTGTGTTATATTCAGACAGATTTTACGGTATTTATTTATGTAATTATGTAATAATTTCTTCTAGTTTACTAATTTTCATCTCAGGAAAATCAATATGAGCCTCCCATAGGTATCGACAAAAGGCATATTTCATCGGAAGATTATCTTGATAACATTCGGGTATTTCCTTCATGAGTGCTCTGTAAATTTTTGGTGGAAGAAGATTTAATTTATGTCTCGGCAACACATAAGCTAGCTGAACTTCGCTTTTCACAGGATTTGCCATGTCAACTGTTTCTACGAACTCCGTATCAAAAAATGGAACATAACGTAGCAAATCAGAGAGAAGAGGCGGATAATGATATTGATATGTCCAGCGCCAATTTTTGCACCCTGTGGTATAGTATGTGAGCGTCCATTCCAATCCCTCTAAATAATTAATAGATATTGCTTTTTTTCTCTCATCATCAATATCCATATCAAATAGCTCACTGTAATATCTCTCTTGCCAACCAAACTCAAAGGGATTAATATACTCTTCGCTATAGTAATCAACGAGTGGGAGAGAAGTAATAATATCATCTGCAGTTTGTGATGCGCGATACGAATGTTTACCATTGCACCGTTTTCTACGAAGTATATATTCATTTTTGATATACTCGTGTTCATTTTCCGCTAAATGTTGCACAAGTTTTTTGAGATTGCTCCATATAACCTTTACTTCGGGCGTTGTTTCTGTATTTTCACAAGTGGTCAGATATTTACCCTTAGATCCTAATACATGATTATATGCATTTAATAGAAGATCGATGCCAGTTGTTCTGATATTTAATGCCGGAAAATGCGGCATGAAATCATTTCCTAACATAAAACATATAAATATGTAATCACGAATAATTTTCATCTGTCTCTCAGCAGTCGGTCGCTTATTGTTATTGAGTTGTGTTCCTAATTCTTCTGCTAACATCGGTATATCCAGAACATAGTTTTGATTTGGGTCCAAACTACGGTCAATCGTCTTGATAAAATGTGGTGTTTCGCGAAACAAATACATATTTGGTGCAACATGCAAATGGTTTAATGTTAACATGATTAAATCTGCATCTAAACCATAAATAGCTGTTGATGTATGTTGATGATATTCAGCATGATGACGAATATAAGCATAAATTTTATGCTCTCCTTCTCCTGGTTCTGCAGATGTTGATACAAGAATTTCGTTTACCTTCATTTTTTTCTTTTTCTGGTTGCTAAATTTTTTTTCTAATGCAGCACCAAGTTTTGTCATAAACGCAGTCCCTGGAGTAATACAAACAGTATCGAAAGGCGGGCGGTCCTCATCTTTTTGTGGCGCGTGGGTAGCCTGTGGTGTGTGGGTAGCCTGTGGTGCGTGGGTAGCCTGTGGTGCGTGGGTAGCCTGTGGTGCGTGGGTAGCCTGTGGTGCGTGGGTAGCCTGTGACTCATATATATCTTCCAAATCATCGACAAGTTTTTTCTGAAAACTCCCTTTATACCTTCTTGTGCGCTGTTGATTTAATTTTGCAACAGGAGCAACACCATCAAATGCGATAAATACCCGCTGCTTTGGATTAATTATGTTAATATAATATATAATTTTTTCACATACAGCTTTTATAATGCGCGTATCGTCGTTACATCGTGCATCTAATTCTCTAATAACATCATAAATAATAGAATTGCTATCTAAATAAAGGTTATCAATATTACATTCATTTGTTTTATATTTTTTAATAATTTTACGATGTGATTTTACAATATGCGAAAAATAACTGGGAATACCCATAGATACATAGTATTCGTTTATAGTTTTATGTCTAATTAAAATAACATTTCTAGAACAATTATATAGATTTAGGAGAAATCGTCATTTTACGTTAAATTTTTTCAAAAAAAAATGCAATACCTATATTTATTAATTAAATATTATATAATATTATATATATATAATATTATATAATGGATTCAAAAGACAATCTATCAAAAAATAGAAAAAAATTTAAGAAAAAATCAAAAACAAGCACAGAATCGATAGAGAAAGAGCAAAAACAACAAAATATTATAATAGATGATTCGTTAGAATATATTTCCACAAAAAAAAAAATTCATTGTTGTCTTGAAGAAAAAATAAATACTTTATTAGAAATAATAAAGAAAACCATGTTGAGTGCAAAAAAATACAAGTCAATGCATATAATAAACGCTAAAGACTATAATTTGTGTATTCAAACGTTAGAAACGACATTTACTACATTATTAGATATGGACTTTCCTATTAAAAATAAACAAAAGTATGATTCAGAACAATATATTATAAAATTACAAGAAATAAACTCCGACGTGTCAACATTATTTAAACAGTATGGCACTGAAAACGTAACCGATATGTTGAATGTTTGTTTTGGAACCGATTATATTAATAAACATATAACTGACACCCAAGAAAAAGCAAAATTTCATATTATGAATAAATATATACATCCGATAAGTTACAAAGTATTAAAGTGGAAAGATGAAAAAAAAACATCCAAAGAAAAAAAATATGTTTTACAAAAAAACAGAATCATTGAAGATTTTATGATTTTAGATTCTGCTGACAATCTGGAATGTTTTGATCTTGCTAGAACAAGTAAGGATTTTTTAACAAAAGTATATGGAATTAAATTTTGTGTGCATTGTCCAGAAGAGAAAAAAACTCTTATAATATCAGGAATAACAGACGATATTATAGTAAGTTGTTTAAATTATGAGTATATACAATCGAAATTATTAAATTTACGGGAACATGTCCCCGAATCTAAAGAGTTTGAAGATACTATGTTTGACCGATACATAAATAGTTTAACATTAAAAGAGCTTTTAGTATATGATAACGATAAATTATACGAAAAGTATATTGGTTATAGAACACAAACATTACTACTTCGACAAAAACCAATTGGTGAAGTAACAAAAAATTTTATTGGTGCAGAATTATATTCACAGCGCACAACATTAATACAATTATTATTAATGGGAAACTGTCATGAATATCAGTATATGGCATATTTACTATATGATTTATTAACAAATGATAATGAAGGAACCATAGATTCAACAGAACAAACTATTATTTTTGATAGTCTGCCTATTACTATTAAAAAATATTTTTATGATGCAATGAAACAAACAAAATCATATACAAATAATTTATTAAATTACGATGCTAATAAAATACCACTTGAACAAAGAATATGTTTATTGCAAGTAAGTGACTCTGTCAAAGAAAAAGCGATGATAAAATTAAAAGAAGTTAAAGCCAAAACAGAGGATTCTGGAATCAAGGCACGGCAATATCTAGACGCTCTGCTTCGTATACCGTTTGGTATCTATTGTGAAGAGCCTATACTTAAAACAATGAGAACAACGCGAGAAACATTTAAATCTACAATACATAAAATTCAAAACTCCTCATATAAAATTACACAATTTCCCATCCAAGAAGATTATTCCAATGTAGAAATAAAAAAATATAATGAGCTTCTTACTACAACATACTATAGAAAATTTGCAACTACATTGAAACAGCGGTTAATTACATACTTAACCGAATGCAAGCGTAATAAATTAGTCGATAATATAACGAAAATTAATAGTGTTATAAAACAAAATACTATATCCTACCAAAAATTATTACATTCAGGAAAAAAACGCGAAGAAATGATGCTATATATATCTAATTTTATAGATCATATTTTTAATAAAATAGAAACGATAGAAGTGAAACAAGACATAATATCTAATTCATCTTCCTTACATGTAAATGACAAACAGACATATTTAGATACAATTATAAAACTAGCAACTACATGTAAACTACTAATTCCTCACGATAACCCACTACCATTGATTGTTGATTTAAATAATAATATATTATCATCACAGTTACAAATTAAACAATATATCACCAATGTATCCTCAATATTAGATGACGCGGTTCACGGCCATACCAAAGTAAAACGGCAAATTGAGAGAATTATTGGACAATGGCTTACAGGAGAACAAACAGGATATTGTTTTGGTTTTGAAGGTCCACCCGGAGTAGGGAAAACATCTCTGGCAAAACAAGGCATTGCAAAATGTTTGAGAGATACTGATGGAAATACTAGACCGTTTTCATTTATAGCAATAGGTGGATCTTCAAATGGCAGCACTATTGATGGTCACAATTATACTTACGTAGGGTCTACTTGGGGTAAAATAGTAGATATTTTAATGGATAAACAGTGCATGAATCCTATAATTTTCATAGATGAATTAGATAAAATAAGCAAAACGGAAAATGGGAGGGAAATAATAGGTATATTAACACATTTGGTAGATTCAACACAGAATGATACATTCCAAGATAAATATTTTTCAGGCGTAGATTTAAATCTATCAAAGGCATTATTTATATTTTCATATAATGACGCAAACGCCATAGACAGTGTTTTATTAGATAGAATACATCGAATTAAATTTGAACATCTATCTATCGAAAATAAGTTGGTAATTGTCAATAAATTTTTGTTACCAGAAATTTATAAAAATATGGGCGTGGAGAAAGCAATAAGATTACCAGATGATGTTATTATTCATATTATTGAAAAATATACTTGTGAACCAGGCGTAAGAAAATTAAAGCAGATTTTATTCGAAATTATTGGTGAAATTAATTTAGATTTTTTAAAAAATAATAGTAGTTCATCACAGAAATTAGAATTAACGATCGAAGATGTAGATAAAAAATACTTACATGATAGAAAAGAATATAAACCAAAGACGATTCATAGAAAAAATGAAGTTGGTTTAATAACTGGATTATGGGCTAATTCCATGGGCCAAGGAGGTATATTACCGATCGAAGTGAGTTTATATCCCTGTGCTAGTTTTTTAAATCTTAAATTGACTGGCATGCAGGGTGATGTCATGAAAGAAAGCATGACTGTCGCAAAAACATTAGCTTGGTCTTTAATGACGGCTGCAAATATGGATAAGCTACAAAAAAAAATGACACGAACAAAACATCAAGGAATACATATTCATGTTCCTGAAGGTGCCACACCAAAAGATGGACCATCTGCAGGAACAGCAATAACAACAGCGATATTTAGTTTATTTACTGGAAAAAAAATTAGGGCTGACATTGCTATTACAGGAGAAATTTGTTTACAAGGTAATATTACAGCTATAGGAGGTTTAGATCTAAAAATACTTGGAGGTATACGTGCAGGCGTAAAAGAATTTATTTTTCCTAAAGAAAATTTTGATGATTATGAGGAATTCATAAAAAATCCACATAATAAAAATATTTCTAAAGACATAAAATTTACACCCCTGGAAACTATTCACGAGGTTTTTAATATTGTGTTTGAATAATAAATAATATCATTATAGTATAATTATGGCTTTGGCTTTAACGGGTTCCAATATGGCACAGTTGTTTTCATTGATATCCCCATTTTTACTCGGTTTTTTTATTTTTATGTCGTCACTATTTAATCTTAATATAAAAGGAATTATATATTTAGGAGGTATATTAATAGCGGCTGTAATTAATGCTTTTTTGATGGGAACTGTAAAAGAAATGCAACCTGATCCCAAAAAGGCTTCATTTGCGTGCGGTTTAGTTGATACCAATTTTTGGAAATTTTACGGAACGCCATCTCCTAGTGGAGTATTCATAGCTTTTACATGCGCTTATTTGCTGTTACCATTATATTATAATGATCAAATGAATTATGTGTTACTTATATCTTTATTATGCTTATTAATAATAGATGTAATTGCAAAAACATATAATGGCTGCACTACGTATTTAGGAGCTGCTTTGGGTTGCTTGGTTGGTTTTATATTAGGTTCTGCATGGTATACATTATTTAGGGCAGCAGGTTATGAATCATTGGTATATTTTAATGAATTGAACAGTAACAGGGTAATGTGTTCACGTCCATCAAAACAAACGTTTAAATGTTCTGTCTATAAACATGGACAACTAATATCAAGCAATACAGTATAAATTTGTTATATTACTAGTTAAATTTAAAAATTATACTATTTAAATTTAATTCATGTATAGTCGAATTCTTATGTAGTTTAATAAAATTTATGCAGATTCATATTAATGTATCTATTAAAGTCAATTAATACACGTTGGCGCTGTAACGACTCCATCATTAAAGCTGCTGGGACTTTTAAAGACATTGCATAAAAAAATGGTTCAATAATCATGTTTATTCTAACAGAATTATATAAATTATCGTGTTCTTCTAAAGAAAAGTATGGTTTATTTATGCGCATGTTGACTTTATTGTGAAACTGCCACAAATAATCCTTTAATTTAGCATTACTATTTATAAGGTGTAAATTTGCTTTTTTGTTTGTCATGCTGGCATGCATTTTACAATCAGGACATGGTAATACTTGACATATTTTTATAAAATACTGCAAAATATTTTTATATTCATTTGGATATTCTGGTCTAATTTTTGTAGCTAATCCATGAAAAAGAAACCATGTTGCGTTGCCCCATTCTTGTTTTGTCATACCAATATTATATAAAGATATAATATAATTTACATATTATGACTAATATTATATCTACCAACGAATTTCTTAAGGAGCTTAATAATACATACTTTAATGAAGAAGATGATAGTAAGGTATGTTCTATTAATTTATTACCTTTTGATGACAATGCCATTACTTTACCATGTAATCACAAATTTAATTATTCCTCTATATTTGATTATATATATTCCATTAAAAAAACACATAATCGCTATAATAATATTAAATTAAAACTAAATGAAATTCAGTGCCCTATGTGTAGAAATATATCAGATAAGCTGTTGCCATTTATTCCACATGAGATAGGTGAAAAAAGAATAAGGGGAATAACATCTCCAGCAAAATATTGTATGTCACATAAAACTTGCTGTAAAATTATCATGTGTGGAAAAAATAAAGGTAAAATATGTGGAAAACCAGGATATCATACCAAAAATGGTGATATGTGCGAAATGCATGATAAACTTAATAAAAAAAAATCATCTACAGCAAAAACTTTACAGCATCCCAACAAAGATATAGATAATATATGGAAAAAATATACTATACCGTCTTTAAAAAATATATTGCGTGAGAACAAGCTTATGGTTGGTGGTAACAAAACTAAGTTGATTCAACGAATTATAGATAATAATATTGTTTTAATAGCATGATTTTTTCTGATTCTATTTTGCGTACAATAAAAATGGACAAATATTTTTGTCCATTTTTGAAAAATCAAATATAAAATAGAAAAAACAAAATTATAACCACTTTAGAGCATCATGCTCTAAATACCAAATTTTTATAAAAAAGTTACCTAGCAATTTTATGGTGTGTGTTTTTAATGAAAAAAATGACCAAAAAGTTTCGAGATTCTAGGTTTTCAAAAGTGCATATAATGCTCAAAAATGCTCAAAAAAATATGCAAAAAATTTATCGTAACAATTATTAAAAACAACAAGTAATTATGTGACTTAAAATGGTTATAAATTAAAGAGACAAAAAACGGTCAAAAAAAAGTGCATATTTTTTGCTGTCAATGCTCAAAAATGCTCAAAAAAATATGCGCGTCATAATGGTTTCAAATATGTAAAACAAACTAATAAAATAAAATTATGGTGTTAAATAATTTTGTTAAAGTTTAAAGATTACTAATAATTATTATACTATGTTATAATATGACAAATATTAATACTGGGGATGAAAAAAAAAATACAATAAAAGATAATGGGTCATATAAATTTGAATGTAAGTTTTGCAATTATGCATGTAAAACAAAATTTTTGTATAAGCAACATTGTTCTACCAAAAAACATAAAAAAAATACAGCCAATATATTAAAAAATGAAGATATACAACATGTATGTCTTTGTGGAAAAAAATATAATCATATACAAAGCTATAAAAGGCATATACAGAGTTGTAATAAAGAGATGGTAGAAAAACATAATCCGAGTAATGAGATAGATAATGAATTAAGAAACGCGATAACAAATCTGATCTCACAAAATCAAAATATTTTATTAGAAAATAAAGAAATGAGAGAAATAGTAAAAGAAATGATTCCGAAGATAGGGAACACAGTAATTCATAATAAATTTAATTTACAAATATTTTTAAATGAGAAATGCAAAGATGCAATTAATTTAACGGAATTTGTTCAGAATTTATCATTGAATCTAGATGATTTGAATAAAACTCGAAGAGATGGTTATGTATCAGGAATTACAAATATATTTGTAAAAGGTTTGCGAGAACTAGAGTTACATAAACGACCAATACATTGTTGTGATTTGAAACGCGAAGTATTATATGTAAGAGATAATAATGAATGGGGAAAGGAAAGCAACAATAAAGAACATATAAAGGATGCCATAAATATTGTTGCGAAAAAGCAAATAGGTCTAATTAAACTATGGGAAACACATAATCCTGATTGGAGTAAAACAGATAAAGGCGCAGAAGAATATATTAAAATGATAAGATATATTACTGACGCCGGAGTTCATAATAATTCAGATGATAAAATAATACGCACAATAGCCAAGGAGGTTTTAATAAAAAAATAAAACGGTTCTCATATGAGTATAATATTTTGTTTATAAAATATTATATAATAAAAATTACTCATATAAATATTTCTATTATATATACGGTAATGACAACAAAAGAGGACTTGGTTGAGAATATTAAATCGTGGATGAAAGTAGATACCGAAATGAAAATGTTACAAAAAGAATTAAAACAGCGCAGAGAACTTAAAAAACAGTTATCGTCTAGTTTAGTTGAGATTATGAAAACAAATGAAATAGATTGCTTTGATATGGCAAACGGAAAACTTATTTACACGAAAAATAAAGTTAAGTCAGCGTTAAGTAAAAAACATTTAGATGAGTGTTTATCGCAATATTTTGCACAACACCCGGAGATTAATCCAATTGAAGTTAGTGAATTTATATTAGAAAAACGTTCTGTAAAAGTAAATGAAGGTATTCGACATAAGGTATAATTAAATATATGTGAAATATATATATATGTTAAATAATTCTACACGTGATAAAATTATTAATAAATTCAAGAAATCTTCTGAAAATACAACAGGCAATACTATAAAGAATGATTCTCATAATGTTGACAAAACTTATAACGAGGTTGCTGGAGAAAACATAGACACATATAAAACAATACCTGCTAATTTAGATGTAAATTTTCATGCCGAAAAAAAATTTGAAAGAGTAGCTCCGCATATAAAAATTAAAGATGAAGATATTTGTATATATTCTATAAAAAATATAGATGATAAGCCCTTTATAGTTTATATTTTGCATAATCGTAATGACATACTAGAATGGTTGAATGTTTCAAATTTTAAAAATAAAACACTTGACGCATTACATCATAGTATTCAAAGAGAGTTAAATTCAAAAATTATACTTAAAGGAAAATACACACGTGATACACAAAATCAATTATGGTTTGAATTAGTTGATAGTAATGTAACTCTTTACAATGCAAAGCGTTCTCAAAAATATATATCATGTTTAGTTAGTGAAATTGTGAATACAAAAAAATATTTGAATATGAATATATCTAGCGATATAACAGAATTTTTATTAACTCATCCTGAATTTATATTTTTATTTAATGCGCAAAATCAAAAATATGAAATACCTGAAGTGGGGTATTATGGTAATTATTATAAAAAAATAGCTCTCGTAGCAGGTATTGGTTTGGCACGGGAAACGCCATATGCATCTTTAGGTTCATTCTATTATTTTGCTGGGTATGAACGTGCAATGAGATATGCTCTCCGCGCATCAGTTAGAAAGCCAATGTATGTTGATGGAAAACTCATAACCATAGACGATATTGGAACGTATACAAAAGGAGGTTTAGTTAGATTTGCACTATTTTTAGGAACATCTACATGCTTACTTGGTAGAAAAAGTGATAAAGAAGACGATTCTTTAGTCAGTAAACAACTTCGAGAAAAAAAAGAGTTTTATAAAATTACAAGTAAATATCGTGACTCAGATGGGTTATGGAGTCAAGAGTTTGATTCAGTAAGTATTGGAAAAAAAAAAATAAATTGTAACTCATGCACAGAAAAAGAGTTTATCATGAATCCACAAATTATTGTGAAACAATTTGATCAGCAACTACCTTTGACATATTATTTTGTCGATACATCACAAAAGTTTATCGAAAATAATTTTAGCACTGTAACGGTAGAGTAAATGTTTTTATTTATTTTATAAATATTTATTTTTTTATAAATATTTATTTTAAGAAATTATTTATAATACAGTCTTACCTGTGGAATTTCTTTACACACTCAAAAATTTTAGCAGACTCATTGATTGCAAAAACTCCACGGCGCTGGGCAACAGAAAGGAAACCAATAAGAACGTTAAGAGCGTCATTCTCATTATTAATTGGCACTGAAAGTAGATTTACCTGTCCATCAGGACTAACTTGAGGAGATTCCTGTTGAGGTGGTGAAGAAGAGGTGGTCTCCTCAGTAACAGAAGAAGACTCCTCAGTAACAGAAGAAGACTCCTCAGTAACAGAAGAAGACTCCTCAGTAACAGAAGAAGACTCCTCAGCAACAGCGGGTGTCTCCTCAGCAACAGCGGGTGTCTCCTCAGCAACAGAAGAAGAATTCTCGACAGGAGGGGCATCATCGGGTGTGGACATCATAGGACTGGACATTAATACTATATATTAAATCTTTGCTTTAAATTACTTTATTACTATAAATATATATATGTTTCTTCTATCACAAATATTGTATACAATTTTATTATCATGGCTTTTTATTTATGTTACTGGAATAGCATTATCATTTTTTGGTATAGGTTTTGAAATTTATGGAAATTATTTATTATGGATTATTGCATTAATTATTTTTTGGTCTATTTTGCCGACTGAAATGCAGGGCGGTATATTTAACAAACGGAAAGCATGAATTAATTATCTGTGATATCTACTATAACATTAGATTTAGACATATTAGTTCTTGCATTATTAATTATATTATCATTTGCCTCATCACCAAGTTCATCTAGTATTTCTCTATTTGTTGGTTCTCTTAACTTTTTTTCTTTAAAAAATTTTATTATAGTTTCTATTTTTTCTTGTTTAGAAACATTATCTAAAGAATCTCGTGCTTTATTTATTGTTTGAATCGTTTCTGCCAATTGTTTTTTTGGTTTATAAATACTATTTTTACTAGACTCTAGTTGCCCACATATATCAGGTTTTTTTAGTAAACCAAAAGCCTCTTGTTTTTTAACAAGTTCTTCTGCAATTTTCGATTCTCCTTTTAGTGGACCACCACTAAATGTTTTGGTAAATTCTTTAGCAACTTTTTCAGAAATAGCCGGACTAATTTCCATGAGTCTATCAAATTCTTCTTTAGATGTCTTTAACATTTGTAGCACTGGTGTGCGCTCAGTAGGAGATTTTGCTAGTTCAACTTTAATATTTCTATAAAATTTATCCCACGATAAGCTACTTACACGATGTGCTTCATTTAATTCACTAATTTTTAAAAATTGTTGAATAGTTGTTAAAATTCCAGCTATAATATTTACAGCTCCTATACTGACCGTGACATATTCTTTTGTGGCTCCTTCAAATTTATCTTGGGCAAAATTTGCGGTCCCGGTTAACGTGCTCATTATAATAACCGGTATTGTAAACCATGTATTTGCTTTAGAAAAATGTTGATGTGATTTTCCATGCAACCATCTATAACACATTGCTTTATCTGCCCATTCAACTAATATAAGTTCATGATCTGACGTCCATTCTACATAAGGCTGTAAAGAACTATCTTCGCTAGATTTTTTTTTGTTATTTTCTTTAGAACTCATATACATATATTCTAACATATGTATATGTATACTTTAACGAATGCAAATACTGAATTTGGAGAAATTAAGGCCCTACGTTCAAAAATTGAGGGAGACTTTACGATGATACACACTAAATTAAAAGCTCTGCGTAAGATATATAGTGAAGTAGTGATCAAACACAGAAAGATAGAATGCACATTAGGCGTTGATGCTCTTTTTTTTCAAAGTGAACTAATAGAAAAGGAGTATAACAATTTACAACAAATGTTTAACTTTATAAATAATCGTATATATTGTGAATACTATAAGTTATATTACTATATAAAAGATTATATAGTATCTAGTATTGATCCAGATGTTGTAGAAGAACTTAAAATGGAAGCAGATTTCCCTGCTTATAAAAGTATAGATACTAGTATCGTTTATGATTTTGGAAATGTTTTAAAAATGCAATCTGAAATAGTAGATATTTTAAGCCGCTTAGATAAGTATTTTAAGGACAATGTTTCAACTAATAATAAAGAAAAAAATTTGCTAAACATGGGATTGCATATAGATACTGTGATACACACACAAGATTATATGAATAGTGTTATGGAAGTAAAAATAAAAATGTTTTATCATTATTTAAAAACTTTTAATACACACCATAAAAAACATTTGAATAGATTATATACTAAAACAGAAATGGTGGTAAATATTATTAGTGATGATATGCCATTAAATGCAGAAGAACCTTCACAAAAGCCTTCCTCTCCTCAAGAAGAAAAAGAAGAACCTTCACAAAATCCTTCTACTCCTCAAGAAGAAAAAGAAGAACCTTCACAAAAGCCTTCCTCTTATCAAGAAGAAAAAGAAGAACCTTCTCAAAAGCCTTCCTCTTATCAAGAAGAAGAAGAACCTTCACAAAAGCCTTCTACTCCTCAAGAAGAAGAACCTTCGCAATCGATTCCTACTTCATCAAATATATCTAATATAATTTCTCCAGTAATTAAATACACAGATTTGTCTAAAAATACTCTAGATACTAGTGGAGATGTTCAAAAGTTTGCTAAATCAGTTGTCAGTTCAGAAAACATAAATTTCAAAATTCATAAGTAGTTTATTTTACAAAAAATTGATTTGAACAATGTCATATAAATACAAATAGTATGGAGAGACGTTTAGCTACGCGTATTAGAGATCATGAAACAAAATTTAAAACAAGCATTCATGAGTGGTTTGCGAGTAATAACTGCACTGTAGTTGATACAAATGGTTCTGTAAAACTTAGTGAATTCTTACAGCATGTATACGATCTTGAACCGTTATCACTAACAACGACAGATTTTATGAAACGTAAAAGAGTTAAAAATGATGCACCGTTATGTGACAGGTGCACTGCGAAAAGGGCAGACGGGCTTCAGTGCACAAGGCGGAAACGAGAAGGCAGCCATTATTGTGGAACACATTTAAAAGGAACACCACATGGTGTTATTGAAATAAGTAATGAATCAGTAGAGCAATTTGAAAAAATAGAATTAACCGTTGTTGATATAAAAGGTATTCATTATCATATCGATACAGCTGGAAATGTTTATGATGCGAAAGATGTAATTACAGGTTCATCTTCGCCAAATATTATTGCCCAGTATAAAATTACTGAAGAAGGAGAATACGTTATACCATTATTAAGAGATCAATGATAAATTCCTTGAGACATTTTAATTACCTTAAATATTTGAAATGCCATTTCCTGCCATTCGGGGAAATATTCATTTTTTATATATGGTAAAATGTTGTGTCTTATATTGCGGTTAATGTAACAGACACCAGATACTATATACTCAAACATAATATAATAAGTTAATATTATATTATGATTTTAAATAGTTATAATATGAGTGATATAAATGAAACATATATTCAGTTAGAAACAAGTGTTGGAGATGCATGTGTTAAATTAAACAAAGAACACGAAAATTTGATACAGTTTTTACAACATTGTGGAATTGCGTGCTCAAAGTATACAGATTTAGATGATTTAGTGATACCACGTGATATTCTTGTATGTAATAATAAATATGACAGTTTGCAAGAATATGTAGTATTATTTAAGAAACATTTCTCGTCTTCATATCTTACATCGTTACAAAATACTGCAGGAAATAAACAACGCTGGCCTGTTTTAAATTTTGTTAGGCAAATTTTAAAAGCTTATAATTTTAAATTAACCCCAAAACGGCTTTGTGATGGATATACAAAAGAGAAAAAAAAGAAGTATAAAAGAGTCTTTGTTATAGAAAAACTTAAGCAAATCGCTTAGCACAGTTGACTAGTCTAAATAATTTTATATATTTACATTTTATATATTCTCCGTAAATTTAATTTTTTATTGTGATCATTGTTGTTATTTATATATATTTTATTTTGTTTAACAGGTTCTATACGTTTAATAATCGAGTTGCTGTTTGATCCGCCCAAAGGAATGTCTTTATTTATTGATATTTTGTTCGCAGTTCTATATACAATTTGGGAGTAGTTGGGAGCATTTATATGCTTTAACTTAAGTTTAAATGTTTTATTTGGTGATGTGTATATTTGATAGGGTGTGGTTTGTGAATCATAAACACCAATAGGCTTGTCGTCTATTTCTTCTACAATATATCTTGGGTTAATCCAGTCATAACTGTTAAAATAAAATCCTTGTAATGGGTAATTTGTAATTCCCATACTTAAAAGATATTTTGCATTGACGGCGGTCATATTTGAACCAAGTGTTCCGCCGACAAAATTGGTGACTTGTGCAGTCGATTCATACCCTTCTATAATATATTCTGCAATCATTTTCATTATTTTTATTGAACACCCCCAGCCAAATGTGGAATGTGTTCCATGAGAGTATGATACAATTGCAACTGTTTTGCCATGTTTATTGAGAATAGGTCCTCCTGAATTTCCTTGTTGTATAGAGGCTGAAATCGAAACAGATTCTACAATATTTTCCATAATATATTTTCCATCACGGACAACACCATCTGTTATCGAAATTGCATCGAGTCCCAGAGGATCACCCAGAACATAACATTTTTCGCCTGTTTCTGGTGATTCATCTGCCCATTCAATGTGTTCTAAACCACCAATAGAATTATTAAATTCTAATATGGCAACATCGGCCGTTCCTGCTACACCAATTACTTTCACAGGAATTTTAACTGGAACACGATTTTTTCTATAAATAGAAGCGTAAATATTATTAACGAGATTATTTCTATTACTTAACATAACATTGTGTGCTGCTGTGCATATATAATATTTATTGTTATGTTTTATAATAAATCCACTACCCGTATAGGTGGAATATGGTGAATTTACTATTAAAGAAACACTTCCATGTTTTGTTTTTTTATATATGGTCTCACTTAAACTACTATGCTCACCACTATGCACAGTTGTTCCTGGAGGCCCTTGTGGTCCTTGTGGTCCTTGTGGACCTTGTGGTCCTTGTGGTCCTGTAGGACCCCTTGCTCCGGTCTGACCCGGGGGTCCTGTAGGCCCTCTTGAACCAGTTGGTCCAGGTGGTCCGGCAGGTCCACGTTCTCCAGAAGATGCTGGTGCTGGTGCTGGTGCTGGTGCTGGTGCTGGTGCTGGTGCTGGTGCTGGTGCTGGGGCTGGTGCTGGGGCTGGCGCAGATGAGCCAGGATTTGCATTTTCAAGAACCACTCTTTCTAAATATTGAGTGCGCTGCACAGATATAGCTCTAGCTGTTCTAGATTGATTTGTGCTTAAAAATTTTCCATGAATGCTTCTTAAAAATGTATTATTGCCACTATTTAAAATATCAAATAATTCGTTAGAGCCAACTGATGTAGCATTGCATGTTACAGTTCCATTTGAAAACGCAGATAAATATTTTCCATGAATACCTTTCAATCCAAATTTATTATTCGACTTTTGTTCAACCACAAATGTTTCATATGATCTAGGAGTAGTTCCGTGCCAATATACTCCCCCATCACGATGTGCACATAAATACCTTGAATAGTGTCCTTTTATAAAAATCTTTTCAGGTAAAGCCTGGCTGTTTTGTATATTCATTATATTATATTAATATATTATATAATATAAGAAAATTATGATTAATCGACCTCTTCAATTGTCGGCTCAGTATGAGACTCTTTCGCCATTCCCATACCTTCTGCACCTGGCATTCCCATACCTTTTGCACCTGGCATACCTTCATTTCCCTTCATCATAAACGGCATGACCTTTGTCTGAAATTCTGAAGTTCTCTTTGTGTATACTTCGCCTTCCTCATTGCTATTTTCATCTAGCCATGCCAGCTCTTCGTCGCAAATTTTATCTAACTCTTTTGTATCCTCCTCGCTTAATTTATCTTTATTCGGCGGGTTCTTTGCATTGAATACTGCTGCCTCGAATCCATTTTTTGCCTCAATGCGAGTTTTTGTTTTCTCGTCCTCCTCTTTGTATTGCTCCGCCTCTTCAACCATACGCTCAATCTCCTCTGAACTTAAACGACCCTTCTCATTTGTAATGGTAATACTTGCTGTCTCATTGCGCGCTTTATCGCACGCACTTACATTTAGAATTCCGTTTGCATCTACATCAAAAGATACTTCAATCTGTGGAACACCCCGTGGTGCTGGCGCAATACCCTCTAAATTAAATGTTCCCAGCAGATTATTGTTCTTGGTCATGGAACGCTCACCCTCAAAAACCTGAATGTTTACTCCTGGCTGATTATCCGCATATGTGCTAAATGTCTGAGATTTTTTTGTTGGAATTGTTGTATTTCGCTCAATAATTTTAGTCATCACGCCACCTGCAGTCTCGAGACCCATACTTAATGGTGCTACGTCAAGTAGAAGGATGTCTCCAATATTTGATGAATTATCATCGCCACCAAGAAGGGCTGCCTGCACTGCGGCACCATATGCAACACACTCATCTGGGTTAATTGAATGATTGAGCTCTTTTCCATTAAAAAACTCTTTCATAAGTTCCTGCACCTTGGGGATACGCGTAGTGCCACCAACCATAATAATCTCGTCTACAGCGCTCTTTGATGTTTTCGCATCACGAAGAACTTTCTCTACTGGATCTGAAATTCGCTTGAACAAGTCCGAACATAGTGCCTCAAAACGTGCTTTAGTGAGATTGTATGTAAAATCAATACCATTTGCTAGCGATTCTACCTCAATTGCAGCACTTGTTGAGGAGCTAAGTGTGCGCTTGGCACGCTCACAAGCAGAACGAAGCCTCCTACGCCCTCGAACATGAAGCTCCTTGATATCACGATTTTTCTTAATAAATTCCTTCTCACAAAATTCGACTAGACGTGTATCAAAATCCTCACCACCAAGATGTGTATCCCCTGCAGTCGCTTTTACCTCAAAAATACCCTCTTCAAGTGTTAGCAGTGTGACATCATGTGTTCCGCCGCCCGTATCACAAATAAGAATTGTTTGCTCACCTTTATTTTTTTTATCAAGACCATATGCAATAGCTGCTGCTGTTGGTTCATTGATAATACGAAGAATATTTAGTCCCGCAATTGTTCCGGCGTCTTTAGTCGCCTGGCGCTGCGAATCATTGAAATATGCTGGCACTGTCACCACGGCATCTTTTACTTCTTCGCCAAGATAACTTTCGGCAACCTCCTTCATTTTCCCAAGCACCATGGCCGAAATCTCTTCGGGGTTAAATGTTTTGTCGCGAAGGGGAACATAAATTTGTGGCTTCCCATCAGAATTTCGTAGTTCGAAACTCATGTGTTTTTTGTCACTTTGAAGAGAAGGGTCGTCGAATTTTTTTCCAATAAGACGCTTGGCATCGAAAATGGTATTTTTGGGATTGGCGGCAATTTGGCTTTTCGCTCCCTCACCAATAATGCGCTCGTTCTCCGTAAATGCTACATAGGAAGGCATGGTGCGGTTGCCTTGATCGTTGGCAATAATTTCAACTCGGTCGTTTGTCCATATACCAACACAAGAGTAGGTTGTTCCAAGATCGATTCCGATAGCTTTGGGCATAATATGTATTACTCGGTGAACTCCTTTATGTGTTTTTCATATATTTTTATTAAATATATACTATTAAAATTAGTGGTAATGTATATAAATATACTGTAAAACTAAAATACTTATACATGCTAACTTGGCAGAAATTCATATTATTCTTTATAAGAAGATATAATAATAATAACGTATACAGCAAACCGGATATTTTAATAATTAGTTACAAATATAAATTTAAAACAATATGTTTTAATAATATAATGGGTTCTTTAAATCCGGAAACTTTATATCAAAAGGTATATTCTGATTCGTCTTTAAAAAAAGATGGTATTATTAACGAAGTTAGTACTAAAGATTTTCGTGAGTTTCTAAAAAGAACAAAACCTAATTTTAATATAGACAATGGATCACATGATAACGAGCTTTTTGACTCATTATCTATATTAGTAAATAATAATTATGATTTTAGAAAAGAAATGTTTCATGATAAACCAGACAACTTTTGTAATAGTCTATGTAATAAAATACAGACATCTAGTTTAATAACACCCAAAATAATAGTTGTTAGTGCAATGGTTTCATTGTCATCTCTATTAATTTATAAGATGCGTAAGAATTCAATAAGAAACAGCAAAGAAGGAAACCATAATAATACAAATAATAATACAAATAATAATAAAATTACAAATAATAATAAAATACATATAAATACGCACAGTGATAGTGACAATGATACTGAAATTGTTTCGGAATTAAATAATCCTAGAATTGTTTTTATAAAAAAATCTTGGTTCTGGTAATCTATTTATAATATATAATAAATGAATTATATATTATATATTTGACGTAGTCACATATGTTTATCTCATAAAATAAGTGTAAATTAACGCTAACGCTACAAAGGTCCCCATAGACCAGGGCACGGATTTATATTTACTCATTTTAGCATGTGATAATAAATACCAATTTTGTGTTGTAGCAATAATCAATGCAAATGTCATAAACATTAAATTTTTACTATAACTCACGACCTTATTATCCGCAACAAATACAGATGAAGGCATTCCAATGGGAAGTGCTGCAATGACTGCAGCAATCGCTGCATTATCAAGCTCATTCGCAAAGTAACCTATGCCACCAACCGTTAAACCTCCGATAAGAAACTGGCCCGGAAAACTGTTTAAAAAATGTTCTAAAGAGAAACTCATATAGTATACTGCTTTATTTTATTTTTTAGCCTTTTTTGTTTTTTTGTGGTTTTTTGTTTTCTTGTGGTTTTTTGTTTTATTTTGTGATTTTTTATGCTTATGCGTTTTTCGTGCATTTGCACATGCGCTATCTTTACTCAAGAATCTTACAATTTTCTCTCCGGCGATTAAACCTCGAACGCTATTGCCTATTTTATCTAAAGGTGGAGAGACAATACCTATACCACATACCCCAGGAACTACAATTAAAATTCCCCCACCAACACCACTTTTTGCAGGCATACCTGTTTTAACTGCCCATGTATCACTATATTCATACAAGCCTTCCGGGCGAAGTGCGCGCATAATTTGAATACTTTCATCACATGTAAGGTGGCGTTTATTTGTAATTGGGTGGACGCCATAATTAGCAAAAACAGAGGCCATTGTTGCTAAATCATCCGAGGCAACTTTAACAGAGCATTGTTTTGTATAAACATTTACACATTCATCAACAGGACCATAAAAACGATTGTATGATTTCAAAAGATAAGCAAGAGCCATGTTCTTTTTGTTGGTTTCGGATTCTGAATGATATACTTTTGCTCCAACATGCAATTTACGGTTCGCATATGCCGACATATTATTTATAATTTCGTTAAAGTATGCCAATTTATCCTTTTTATATAATAAACTTGTTGTTGCCATAGCACCTTGATTTAAAAAAGGATTTATTGTGTGTGAAGGTGCCATTTCAGTAGCAACAATGCTATTAAATGGTAAAAAACTTCCATGAACCCCCACCTTATCAAGCATGTGTTTCATGCCATGTTTTTCTACTACGCGTGCGAAACTAAATAATTTACTGATCGATTCTATGGCGACTTGTTTTTTGTGATCTCCTGCAGAATACAATTGTCCATTGCAATCCATTACCGAGATGCCATAAGTATTTGGATTCACGCGGGCTAGCTCAGGAATATATGCTGCGTTTTTACCGCGCTTTATATGTTTGGTATTTTTATGCAATGTATACAAAAACTCATGCAGCTTTTGCATTATATATTATAATAATAATATATATTAACTATTATATAAACAATTATTCCAATAATTACTATATGCGCCTTACTTCTCTATTCTCTATATTCTCTCCAATATTATCTATATTCTTAGAACCGGAATGCACCCCAGTATATATAGCACTTCGTCAACAAAATATTCCTATATTACCAGAAATTCTACAAACTATAAGTAATCCTGTTTCAAATAAGTATGGTGAATGGCTTACCGCAAAGGAAATACATAATATTGTTGATGCCAAATATAGTGACCAGCAACTAGTTATGGACTGGGTTCGATCTTATCATGCAAAAAATTTGGTAAATCATGGTGATTCTATTTCTTTTTGTTTACATCCATCTATTCTTGTTAGTATGTTTAATATACCGATACAGTTCAGGGGAAGCAAGATAGTATTAAAATCATATACTATACCAAAACATCTATTACATAGTATAGATTTTATAGAAATGCATGCGACTGGTTTAAATTTGGGTATAAAGCAACAACCTCCTGCATCACCCTATAATATGGCAGATGATCGTTATTTTGGTCTTGAATCATTGGAGTATATATATGGAACTTCAAATATTTCAACGAACATGTCTATAAAGACCGCTGCTATTGAATTTCAAAACAATCAGGGTTATACTAGTGTAGATATGAATATGCAGCGTAAATTAAATGGAATTACATCAACCAAAGTAGAGAGAAATATAGGGGGAAATACTGGTTACGATTTTGAAAGTGAACTGGATGTCCAGATGCTTTCGATGGTAAATGGTGAAAGTAAATTATGGTATTGGAACAACCCGTATTGGCTATATTCATTTGCAGTTGAATTTGAAAAAACTCTAATCAAGCCAAACATTATATCTCTAAGCTGGGGATGGTCGGAGAGAAATCAATGTGATATTATAGATTGTGTTAATATAACGTCGGAACAATATGTTGCACGTGTAAACACAGAATTTTTAAAGATGGCGCTTCAAGGAACAACTATAGTTGTTGCCTCAGGAGATGCTGGTGCCCCAGGAAGAACAAATGAAGGTTGCGATGCTGGTTCACCAATAAATCCCGTGTTTCCTGGTTCTAGTCCATATGTTTTAAGTATTGGTGCAACATATGTAGAGAAGGACAATAGAATGCTGAATTTTTCAACTCCTTTATGTCAGAATCATTCATGTGTTACTGGAAACATAGAACAAACTATTAGTTATGATAACGTAGGATGGACCGCTGGAGGGGGGTTTGACTCTTATCAAAATAAAACACCGTGGTGGCAACTTGATGCTGTAACAGGTTATCTTGCATCTGGGGTTGGTCTCCCTCCAGACGAAAATTATAACAAAAATGGTCGAGCATATCCTGATGTCGCGGCAGTCGGTCATAGTTGTCCGACTGTTGTTAATAAAGGGCTTTTGAGTATAGATGGGACCAGTTGTAGTGCGCCTGTAGTTGGTGGACTATTAACATACGTATGGGACACATTGTGGAGAGAACACAAGATTAAATTAGGTTTTGCAAATCCATTGATATATTATATTCAACGGCAATGTCCGGAATGTTTTAATGATATAACAACCGGCTATAACTGGTGTACAGAAAGTGCGTGTTGCGAGAATAAAACGAGTTATGGGTTTTCAGCAACTATGGGGTTCGATCCGGTAACCGGACTAGGAAGCCTTAATATTGACAAAATAACAAGTTTCATTACGACAATGTTACGTTAAAAATATATATAGTATCATATATTATGTTATTAATAAATGATATACGAGACAGGAAACAAATTTACCTTCCCATATATCCGTTATTTTATAACTACGATATATCCGTTGTATGAGAATGGGGGGTTCGGGGGCACTCCCCCGAAGAAAAAACGAAAAAAAAAAAATTGAAAAAAAAGAAAAAAAAAAGAA